GTACTAATCATATGCAACGGTACCAGCTTGCCGTTAGGCAGTCGCGACTTCGGGCAACGAAATCTCTTGAGCATGTCCAGAAATGGACGTGGCAAGATAACTTCGAGCATCTTGGTCGAGATCGAATCGGAGGCAGAAGATAGGTCGATCGTAACGAAAGACTCATCTAAGCTCCCTTTTCGAGCCAATTCTCTATTCTTGAACTGCTGAGTTTCGAGGTTTATACCCCAAAGCTCATTCAGCCGAGAAGAAAGTACATGTGCCGCTCCAAGTTGAAATAACATATTCAACGTTGGTTCAGTACATATACTACGAGAAATGTCGTCGTTCTTCGGAACGAAGCTAAGGTGATTACCTTCCACTACACGAGCTTCACCGTAATGTGCAAGTCTGATATTCTCAGCATTTGCCCATTCAGGGAAACCGGTTATGTAGCGCCTATACATCGTATATAGGTAAGTACTAGTGCAGGAGAGTGGAGAGGAGAACAACTTTGTATAAAAGTCGCCTCCTCTAGCACCAATTGAAGAACCAGGACCGAGGCTACCTTTGTCAAGGCAGTCATAGTCATGGCCAATCAACGAGTAACCACCTCGATACCAAAACTGATCAATTTGCTGTTTCAGCTCATTAACCAGAATGTCATCGTATGGTTCATCCATCTGCAGTGACCAACTCTCACACGCATTATTCACGTGTAAGAATTTCTCAAGAGCACGTAGCCTAGTATCATCAGTCATTCCTGTTCTCAATTTCTTGAGTAAGGAATTTGATATACTGACTGCTGCTGCCTCCCGATTGGTCATATCAGGCCAGAACTCACCCTTGGCAATTTCTTGCCATGAATGAGGAAACTGTCTGATTAAGTCTTTCTGAAGGTATGAGAAAAGAACGTCAGAGCTAACGCCCATAACATCAACTCCCGAACAAAAATCGAGCTAGGTCGCCCTAAAGGAGGTTCGAAAGGTCAAGATTGACCCCAAGAACCTTCGATAGAACAGCACCTAAAAGAACCCAAAGGATCTCGTTGCGAGATCCAGTGGGCCGTCCCTTGGGCTTACGACCCGGAGCGATCATTAGATCACGCCGGTGATAAGCGAGTCGCCATAATCTGCGCTCTCTTCTGCAAGAGTGCCCAGAACCATGGAGACCAACGCGCGAACGTTTGCAGGATCTCGAACTTCACAACCGGCTGGCAGCTCTGCGATTAAGCGGAGATGCGCAACCTGGATGTTCTGATCGGCATCGATGTAAACGCCTTTGCGTCCAAGAATCTCGATCTTGTTCTTCGGAATCGAGCCACTGTACGCACCAGTCGCGGGGTTGCGGGAAGGAAGGGTCTTATAAGACCGATCTTTCCTAATCAACAACGTGAAAGGGTCGCCAGCAGCAGATGTCCGAACACCAGCCTGTGTACCGCCAACGGCGGTAACAACAAGCTGTCGGGAATTGCTGTCAGGAGCTAGATCCGAGCCTAACGTATAAGTCGGGCTCGTAAATCCAGTCTGGGCAGCTCCGGTGGTAGAGCCATCAGGTGACCAAGGCATGAGATATGAATCTCCAAAGAGAAGTTAGCCGTCTCACAAACGGCGGATGGTATTTACAATATCCCGCTCATATGACCGCAGAGCAAGCAGATTTATCCACTTCGTTCCGAAACCGGGAATCCGGAATTCGAAAGAAGGGGTCCCGAGAATTACATCGGGCTGCCGCCAAACGTTCGTACGAGTGATACTGCACGGAGCGAGGCTACCTGTCTGGTAATAATGGTAGCGCGGGTTAGGATCGTAGACTAAGGGACGTAAACGACCATTGAGTGCATAGCACTCTATAGTCGAACGTTCAGTAGAATTTACGAACCGACACTCGTGATGCCTATACGACCAGGCAGTTAACACATCACCAATATTGGTGAAGTAGTCGACTAGAAACGAGTATGGAATAAGTTCCCACAAAGTAGGAACGAACTCGTTGAGCCTTAAACCATAATTCCTAGCCTGAAAGTAAACTGGAGCAGGGCATCTTGAATGCGCTATTCCAAAATATCTAACAGACCAGGTCTCTTTGGTAAAGGTATCATAATCCCAAGCAAGAGGCCCCCAAGTGCCAGACCTTTGCTGAAAGTTAACACGTGCTTCGGAACGCCCAGTGAAAGAGACAGGCTCAAAAGCCTCTCGCAGCCGCTGTTTGTTCTCTAAAGCACGCATACCATCAGCTATGTCGGACATTAAAGGAGCCCATCCATAGGAATATTCTAGCCAACTGTCCCGTAAGTACTTCTTTCGGCGGAACTTCGGTGTACGGGGATACCCTACGCTGATGGCATCCAAATACCCGTTAATTCCCTTACGCAAAGCCTTCGCGGGTGAGATAATCATCCTTAGGGTTTCAGGCAGTTCACCGAGGAACACCAAGCCTTTCAGCTTGGTATCTACGGCTTGTGCCTTTTTGAGAAACCCTATGATGGCCTCGTTCCTAGCTGACGTTACACTGTGACTAGGTGAAGAACCAGGATCACTAGGAATCAATAGAAGATTCCCACTACATTCATACCGTAAGATTTCAGGTATAACACTGAAAATCGGACCATCAAATCGACGCTGCCATTGAACATGGCTATCGGGAAATGATGTTCTAAACTTAGAACCCTGGAGAAAGGTACACGCGTTATTACCAGTCGAAATTAGATACTTCCACCGAGGTAAAGAACCGCCCTTCGAGATCACGTCTTGATAAGACCGTGAATCAATCGAAATGGCGGAACTTGCTCCGGAGTTAGAGCTAAACGAATAGTCGTCACGCGTTAACCGTAATCTCCAGTTCTTTTGTTCAGAAGGCATGTATGAGGTGCTCACGTCAAGGGACGAATCCCACGTCATCTTGCGATAACGCGCTTAGAGAGAAGGTAGAAGGCTACCTCGTGCCTAACCTCTATAAGAGTAAGGCACTTGGCTTAATGGATTAAGCCTGAGGAGGACCGAAAGGTCC